GTGGAAGCACGACCACCCATGCGAATAGGTTTGGCTGCTAGACCTTCTCCACCCGTATAAGGGCCAAGACCGGAACCACGATCTCCCGTGAAATAATTTGTACAAATGCGCGTGAAAGGACGATAGTCAGTTGGAAGCGGTCCTTCAGTCGGCGGTAAGATGAAGCGATTTGCTAGAAGGGTCGGGTCCCAATGACTTTTTAAGCAGATATCGGGAAATGCTTGCTCTAGTGAATTGAAAGCATCTACTCCGCGCAGAGGCTCCTCATCATACGGATTCCTTGACGGACAGTAAATTACTTTCGTATTATCTTTTAGTTCAGACATACTCTCTACTTACTAGCAGAAGAAAACTTAGCGGATACATTATTTACGCCACTATCAATTGTGTTTGATTTAGCCAATTGGTCTACAGACTCTTCAACTTGAAGTGTTATATTAAATTCACAGTCATTGTTGTTGATAACGGCGCCGAAGCGATCAACCCATTGGAAATGGAATTTATCTAATTTGCCTAAGACTGGATTAAATATTTTAGGTGATTGAATATAGGTCTGTGAAAAATTTCCAAATGTATTCAGAAGAAGTTTTGCAAAATAGCGGGAACCTTGACCAAATGTTTCCTGTGATTGATTTAAATATTCCTTTTCACTTATATCAATTGTATTCATGTCCATTTCATTATTCATTTTTAGATAGATATAATCGTCAATAATGCGAATAAATGTGATTGCTGTTTGTTGAGTTGCGAAGGTTGTATCTATTTTATCAAAACCCAAGTTCCAACCAAGACCCCATTCATCAAAAGCAGCAGAATACGGAGCAATTAGCGATGATTTAAAACGAATTTGGAACGGAATCGGGTCACTCAGACGAGAACGTTTTAAGAAGGATGGTGGAAGAATACCTTGGTAACGAATATTCACATAATTTGTTAGACTTATGAGTGCGTTTGATGAAGCCGCATTCACAGTTGCTTGATTAGTTTGAATGCTATTGTAAAGTGTGACATATTGTGTTAATGCTAGTCTAAAAGCATTTGCTACCGCTGTACCATCAAATGTTTCTCCGAGATAGGTGGCAGAACCAAGACCTAGGCCAAAAGATTTTTTCACTTTGAAAGAGTTATTAAATCGGATAAGTGCTAGCGCATAATGTCGGCTGTAGAAATTACCATTTGTAAATCGCACGGATTCATTTATTATGTTCCCGCTAGTGTCAATGCTCATAGCAGGATTTCCGCCAACAAGCGCATCAATATCCTCCATAAGTTCATTGAGTGTAAGAACACCGAAATCTGTCCAATTTCTTCCAATAAATCGCATACCCGATGTTAATCGTGCTGTCGGAACATAACCGCGAACATTTAGAACATTAGCACTATTTTTTCGGATAACCACATCATGAATATAAGATAAGAAATTATAGCCTGAATCGTCATCACGGGCCTTATAAATAGTTCCCTTCTCTTTACCCCAAGCAGCGGAATCATTTGCGCTTGTTTTATTATAATCGCCAATACGGGTAGGACCATAACGGCTATCCGCTCTAATTACATCTTGGCTTCTGTTTATAGTGTCATCGTATAAGAAGATTTGTGTATCTGCTAGTTCTCCCGAGATTCCAGCAATAGTTCCATCACCAAATCGGCTAATATCTTGGGCGGGATCATATGTAGTGGCTGTATTTGTATAACTTATTTTTGTAATTAAGTGGACCACGGGACTATTAGGAGCAAGTAATTGTATTTTAAAATCAGTTGGATTTGTTGACTGATAAGGTGTGTTTCGTTTTGTTAAAAGATAATTATATTGATAATCTACTAATAAGTTTTTATCGGCTGAACTATATTTGAAGAGTTGCTTTGTAAATGATAAAGCATAAAATGCTCCTAGTGTTCCATCGCTGTTGACTGGTATGACTGAGTATGTATTTTCTACAGAAGCTGGTTCTTGAATACCTGTTCCATCTGTTTTATAATAGGGCGGGAAAGGTTTTAGTGGTGTTGGTGAACCACAGATGTCAAATGTATAATATGTTCCCCATTCCGGATTACGATTACGGAGTGGTTCTAATTGACCTGCTGCTGCTGGTGTAAATGAACCGATTTGAACTATCTTACTTCGTTGAAGTGTCATGAGTGGTGTTATGTTCGCTAGCGCCGATGGGTTAATATTTAATATATTTGTGGTCCGATAAATTTTCAAATATTTTATTCTACTATTATAATATTGAAGATCTAAAGACGGTTGATTGAGCCCATTTTGTAGGAAGGGTGTTGCCGTAAATGTTGGATTTATATATGCGAATTTAATCACCATTTCTTGAATACCGCAGAATATATCATACGGCGGTTGAAATGTGAATCCTGTGACACCACTAGCATCAAAACCAAATGACAAAGTGTTTGTATCTGCTGGATTTGAATAATCCGGTGGCAAGGGATTATAACTACAATCATATGTAATAGCAGAAGGATTGTCACAGATGTAAAGAGGTGAACCTATAACTGCTGGTTTTGCTACCGCGTCCCAGTTTATATTCGGGTCAAAACTTGCGTTGAATGTATTTGTAATACTAGACCAACTTAATCCAATTGTGCTGTAGGATATCTTTGCTGTGCTTGTATAGACTGGCAGCGCGTTTACAATCGTAGATGTAACAGGATAACTTGTAAAACTTGAAATGATTGGTGGCGTGTTTGAATAAGTTAGAATTGTTTGTTCACGCGGTATTACTATCTTTTCGGGATTTGTAATTGAATTTGCTATAAAAGGATTTATAATTTTAAAAGTTGTCTTTGCGGTTGAAAAGAGGCTAAAACTTGAAATATTTGATGGGGAAATATAGATGCTATTTGAAACAACATTTGTAATATAATTGGATGAATTGGAATAAAACCAAAGACTTTTGTCTCGTGTTGTTACATTTGAACCTATGTTAGATGATGACGGTCCCAGTTTTTTAAAACTGTAGGCTGCGCCGTTATTTGGGTCATATCCTGTTTCATTATCGGTTGTTCTAATCAGATAATCTAGATAATCATTGCTTACTTTATTACTATCGTATCCAGCAATATAATTTGATGATAAATCATATGTATAAAATTGGTTGGTATAAACAGCTGGATTACGGTTTGTAATTGTACTTAAATATGGCATTTTTCTGAATGCTAAATCATTCGTTACAGGATATCTTGTTCCATAGGGAGAAGATAATGTACAATAAGGTTTAATTATAAATTGACCATAATTATCTGCTCGTGTATGGAGATAGAAATAATAACGGTTATTGCCAATTACACGTAAATTAATTTCTAATGAAGATGACCCCGCAAGAGATGTATATTTATTAAAATAATTTTTTGGACGTGGCATATAGATAGAACCCGGCACTAAAGCATTACTTACATCATACATAAATGCTGCTCTATCGCGATACATATAAACATCAAAATCAACTGGAAATGTACGATTTGTTTCCGCATCAATTCGGAATTTTATATCAAACATATAATTGCTAACATCTACAGCTTGTTCGTATTTATCTGTATTCAGTTGGAAGAATATACGTGACCGATTATCTGGCACAAGTAAATCGGTTGATTGAACTGTTCTTGTAAAAATTGGTTTTTGTTGCCGAATATAATTGAGGTAATTATTTCCATTAATCATACTATCACTTGTTTCAAACATACTTTGACTAATATCAAACATATAGAAGGTCGGATTTGCTTGAATAGATGGGTCAAGAATACATACGTTGTCCGCATCAAAAAGAACAGAAGGTATAATATATGACTCAGAAGCATCTGGTATTGCTTTCTGCGCAGGTGTTCGTGGTAATGTCATAAAAGACATTGTTTGCCGACAACGACTTTTAAACTTAAATTGCGTATAAGTTACAGGTTCAACTCTAAAGGGAACATCTACAAATCCAGAAACAAATTCACTTGAGTTACTAATATCTATATAGCCGCCAGTATCAACTGGAATTAATGATGAATAATTACTATAACTTGTAACATTGGATGTTAAAAGAGGCCATGTACCGCTTATATCTGCTGGAAGAGTCAATGATGTATCAATTTGCCTATTTACAATATTAGCGCTCAACTGTGTGGCATAAATTCCAATAACACCACTAGCATCATAGGTTGATATTTCATTTGATATATTAGCAAGAAAGGTTCTTGTAAATTTCCCATAATCAATCGCAAATGAATTAGTAATATTCTGATGAATAAAGGAGTAAAAATCACCAATGGCTGCGTTTTGATTTGTCACACTTGCTTGAAGAGTGGCATATTGTGTTGCTGTGTTACTTCCACTTGTAATTTGTTTAATTAGCGCATTACTATATACAAAATTTAAATCGGAGTTAATACTAGTGTTAATTGAAGGTGCTATAATTTTAAATCTTCCAACTGTCGTATCATACGAGCAGGTATACTTATTCGCTAAGAAATATGTATACGTGTTAAGTTGTCTATATGTATCCATAACTGTTTGATTTGCGGCAAGTTTAACAACTGCTGTAACATACACATCTGATAATCCACGGAATCCATAAACAATACGGTCAAATGGTTGTTCTCCTGTGGCATTTAATGAATCTTCCGCATTTATTGTTGTTCCGCTTACATTGGCTGCTAGCAAAGAAGGTATATTCAAGGTTAACAGATTTATTTGTGTTGGATCTAACATCATTTCCTTCAGAATTGGATAGTAATATGCTACTGTTGCTTGGTCTCCACTGTAAAATTGGTTCGTTAAACTTGTTGACGCGGAATAGAAATATCGGGAAATAATATCAGCCTTTGTCAAACCACTGGCATATGTACCTGTTAAACTATTAAATGTATTATCTCCTGGTTGATTAAATAACTCTGTATAGTCTCCGCCAATTTGAAAACGGGCCAAAAACGCACCCTTACCTCCACTAATATCCGCAAAAAGAGGCGTCTTATTTAATTGAATATTAAGTTCATTCACAAGACTAATTGCGTCATATGTCCCCTGACGAATACTTGAAACAATAACATTGCTAACATCTACACCATCATCATTACGAACACGTCCGAGTTCTAAAATACTTAGGGAGGTATTATTCTTAATAGGACTAAAATAATAAAAAGATGACAGAAGTTTTAATTGTGTTATTGCTATATTTGTAATTGATTTATAAGTACGTGGAAGTCGTATATAGAAATCAGTAGGCTGAACATAAATACTAGTATCACGATCGCGACTATTAATCATAATTAATGCTGTATTTTTGTTTGTTTCAAATTTGGGGTCGGGTAGCTTCGCAGTATCCACAATCTCTTGAGCCTTACCGGATGATGTATAATCAACATATGAATATTTTAGGGCTGTATCTTCATACTTTCTGCGGTCTGCTTCCTTATTCAGGGATATAGCGCCCGCTAAAAATTGCTGAAACTTATTCTGCGGTAACTCTGCCACGCTCGTATCAGAGCCAGAATCAGAGCCCGAGTCTGATTCTGAACCCGAGTCTGATTCACTGTCTGAGGTATATGGTTTATAATATTTTTGAGACATGTCCCTCCTGGCTTACGCTTCGTTTTCATATTGGATTAAAAACGCATTCTGCTAAATAGGGTTGGATGTCATTCGCATCACAAACAAATAGTGGATTTGTAAATAGTATTCAAACACCGACGGATACAGTGCCAAATGCGATTGGATTGAGTGAAATTGGGGCTATTCGTACAAATTTAACAAATGTTCAGAAAATGGTGAATTTTGATACGAAAGCAATCTATACAAACATAATTGGTAAATATGATAAAATTCCTATTCAAGTAATTGATCCAATCAACATTAGTAATACATTTTATGTGGGCGGAAGTGACTATACCGCTTCAGGTTCAGGTGGTGGTGCTGGGTCTGGGACATCAATTACAAATGGTGCCTCTCGTATCAATGTATATAGTAACTTGAGCACAGCAATAAATGGAGTTATTCAATTTACGGCGAACAGCACACTAGCAGCATCATTTGATTCAAATGGAAATTTTTTATATCAAACACGAGGTTATGACGGTGTTTCAACGGGTACATTTACAGTTAATGGAAACTTTGTAACATCGCGCTTTCGTCTCCCTAGCAGTATAAATGTCAGTTCTATGTTTTTACAAGCAGATGCTTCAGGAAATGGATTCTGGCATACGCTTGATACCCTTGAGAATTATAATGTTCGTTTCCAAGCCATCAGTAATGGTCCTTCTGGTTGGCAGCAGGGATTTAATTTTACAAAATTAAGTTCAACACGTGGAAATATAAGCTCGTTAGGATTTATTGATGCGAATGGAATTTGGAACATTGGTCAGCCAAACTATGCTCTTAATACGGATTTGAAATCATCTAATAATGTTCTAGTTGCTTCTAACATACGATTTAAGGAAGCAACTGGTCAAGTTGGTTACTTTGTTCGCGCGGCTAATATTTACGGGGATCTTGAATATGTTGCTGCTGGGACATTTAATACATATCTGACAGACCAGATTACAGCTTCTAATAGTGCTACAACAGTTCTAGCAGAAGATAATGCTATTTCATTTGGTATTGGCGGCGGTGAAGTGGCTCGGATTAATTCAAATGGCTTTTTGGGGTTAGCCAATCCTCTTCCATTGGCAACACTTGATAATTCAAATGCCACTATTTTGCGGAGTACGCTTCAATTGCCCAATTTGTATCCAGGATACACTGCTAGAAAGGGATATTTGTTAACTGCGATTGATGATTCGGGAACTGCGACATGGCAGAATATTAGTAGCATAGCGGACGGTAATGGAAATTCAATTACAATTGGTGCTGTAGGAGCAGCTATTGCTCTAGCCGTGAATGGGCAGAATGTTCTCTACGCGACAACAACCAGTAATTTAATTGCTAGCGGTGGAAGTTCACCAGTTACAATGGATATAAGCGGTGTTATTATTGCTCAACAATATCGGGGATACTCTGATACTATTAATTTCACTAAGGGGGATGGTGCGGTACAAGCAGTTATTACGGCAGCTGGAAATATGGGTATTGGTACGACTACGCCTGGATATATGCTAACAGTTGCTGGAAGCGGATATATTGGAGGCAATCTTACAGTGAATACTACTTTACGAGGAAACCAGCTAATAACTGCGGGCGTTGGATTTATTGGTGATGGTTCACAGATTACCAATATTAATCCATTAAATGTTGGAACAAGTTCAAATAATTTAACCTTTTTCTATACTGATACTCGTACGAATCTTTCCAATCAATCCACGCAGACTTCGCAGAATTTATCAACAATGTTTGGAACCGTATCAACTGCCACATTTGATGTCTTCAGCACACTCAGCACACAGACATATGGTGTATGGAGTAGTTTATCCACAACTACCGGATGTGTCTTATCAACACTTTATGGCGCATCCAATGTACTGAGTACAGTTCAAGGTACTTCATTTAGCACACTCAGTAGTGGGACTGCTGGAATTTATACAATATTAAGTACTTCTGCTGTAGCGGCTGCTTCAACAGCGGTGGGAAATTTATCAACAACAAGTAATTATTTTAGTAGTTTTATTTCATCTATTGCTGCGGCTGGTCTAACAAATACATCCACTAGCATTGCGGGTCTTTCAACACTGATTGGTCCGGGATATTATGCGAATAGCACGACCACATATACATATATTAACCAAAAATTTAGCACAGCATCTAGCAGATTTGGATTAGCGGATGAAATAATTGCGATTCTGAACGATGGTGCTAGTTTCAAGCAGATTCATGTTGGTTCCACGCTTCCAACTCCGCGAATTTCAACTTCTGTGTATACAGCGGATATCAGCGGCAGTGTTCTTTTTCGTAATGGGCCCATTTACATGAGCACAATTGTTGGTGTTCAATATCCACTTGGCTCCTTGCTAGATGGTGCTTTAGATGTAAATGGACTTATTTATAGCAAGGGGATTGCTACTAAATCTGCGATTGGTCCCACTTTTTATCGGCAGGGTTCAACACTTGGAGGCTGGGGCGCAGATAATCGCTTTATTATAGGAAAATCATCACTTTCTTATTTTGGAACAGGCATTGACATTAGTGGAAATATTAATCTAACAGGGAATTTGTATGTAAATGATAATGAAATTGAATTATCGCCAACATGGAATAAAGTCGGTTCTAATGCCACATATACAACGGGATATGTAGGCATAGGAACAACTGCTCCTCAAAATAGTTTAGATGTGGCGGGAATTATTCGGTGCCAAGGCTTACAGATTGTTAGTTTTGTAGATCCGGGAACAGGAGGCGGTAATACAGGAGATGTTGCTCTTGTTAATATTCGGACGTCTACATTGGCTGTATCTACGATTAATTCATTTCCGGCTTTCCCGAGTAGATCGGGTTGGAGTGATTTATTGTTACAATCATCACTGACCACAGTGGCTAAAGTAGTTTGCTCAACAAATGTGGTCTTAAATGCTTCATCTTTTTTATTGGCCTCCGCAAATCACAATATTGTAAATACAACTGGTTCTTTAAGAACAGGGTATACTTATTTAACTGTCAATGGATATAGGAGTTTGAGCACAATGATAACTGTGGCGGCTAATTCTGCGGGGTCCGTGTCATTAGCACATCGTATTTATGAGGGACCAGGAACATATACCGTTGCTGCGTGGTCTTATGCGGATTCTGGTTCAGGTCTCATAGGAATAAGAGCAGATGTCTCGGCTATGGGTAATATGTTTTGATTCCGAATTTTATGACGTTCTTCAATTACAGTTTGCGGTAGCCATACCCTCTTTTTCTCGATTGTCGCACAATACATACTTCTATCTTCCATATCCCGTAAATTTCCTAATATACGATTTCCAGCAGATATTCCTCCATCTATTCCTACTGTCCCGCAGGAGCAATATTTGAAATCATGTACATGTTTACTTTCAATTGTTTCCTTACATTTCTTACAATAGATTGCGTGTCTTGTTTGTGTATACCGCAGGCCGCCATAAATGACGGAAGGCATTTCTTTACTTTTTATCTTACAAGTTCTTCTAAGTAAGCGCACACCTGCTGGAAGAACTTGCGTTGAATAGCGCCGTCGGGAGTCTTCCAACGCGCCCTTTCTGCTGGCAACTCAATTGTAGCGACTAATTGATTTCCCAATTTATGAAGTAACTTTTGTTTCTTGTGAAGAGCCAATAGTTTCTCTACTAGCGTGGATGTTGTACATGCTGGATTGCCTGATTCAACAACTCCTACGAATGCGGGAATGATACCAATATCAATTACAATCGCCTGTGGGGGAATTTGAACACCCGTATCCGTGACTGTGGCTTGGTCTTTGTCGTAGTAATAAACACTGTAGAAATCATTTCCACTGCGCGCATCTTTGCCAATAAAGAACTTATAATTATCGGGATATGAAGTTGCTTGAGGGATGGGAACGCGTGTCTGTCCTTGTCCTTGTCCTTGTCCTTGTCCTTGCGACGTAGTCGCTGGCAACCTCGTCACTGGCGGCTGTCTTGTTGCTGGCTGTCCTTGAGGAAGAGGCTGTGTTTCTCTTGCTGCCTTCCTTGTATATTGAGGTACACGATAGTCGGGAACAACCTGTCTAATTGTTCTTCCTAAGATGTCCATATTTGAAAGCGTCAATTGTCTGCGCGGATTCAGCGGGTCCATTACTTCAGTTCCTCTTTCTCTTTCATGCCGAATATGCCGGTCCAAATATTCTGCTCGTAGACAAGTTCCAGCACTGGTCTTAATAAGAGAAACCATTTCCTCATCCGTCATGGCTTTTAGATTCTTTCCTGTGAAAGGCTCTTCTGAATTAGCACATTGGGTTGAAATCCAATTCTTCATTGCTTCACGCGGACCTACAGGAATCTTACTTGCCTTGCGTGTGTATAGCATTGGAGGACTACCTTCAGCATCATGGGGTAAGCGTTGTAAACGCCTTTGAACGCGTCCGCCTACTTTTACGCATTTGCCTGTTTCGGGATTCAGAATCTTTCCAGCAGGACATCTGTCTTCCTCTCCTAGTCCTTGTCCTTGTCCTAGCGTAGCTGGAATGGGCGCTGGCATAAAAAAACTTCTCTGCGAATCAGGTGCTAACACAGGAAGACGCGACTGGCGCATGGAACGAGTAACTGCTCTAGCCATTTGCGGCACTGTATTATATACAGGAATCGGTGTAAGACGCGTGACTGGTTGATAGGTGGGCTGATAAGTATTCACTCTGCGCGTAACAGGTAAAGTTTGAATACGTCTACCTAGACGACCTCCTGATTTTACACAGCGAAGTGTCTGTGGATTAAAAACTGAACCAGGTGGGCATAAAGACATCCTATATAAGAACAGCGAAAATAAGTATTATAAGATGGGCGGTGTTGTAGGAGCTTCTCAACATACAATAGCTGAAGGCGGCCGTATTCTTTCTCAACGCATTCATTCAGGAGTTCCCTTTGTAGCAGGAAAGATGGGAACAAGTGAATTTGATGCTCTTTATTGGTTTGTAAGTCAAATTGATGCTCCTTTTCCGCGGGAAATTCGGCGTAATATGATGATTAATGCCGGCCTTTTCCCCAATGAAATTATAGAAGGCTCGGATTGTCTGCGGGAATGGTGTCAATATATGATGGAAAACTTTCATCTAATGGATGAGATCGCAATGTGGAATCCGATTAAACCAAGGGAGGAGCGTTTCTTTATACAAGACTATATGCCGCAGGTTAAAAAATTTTTACCTCTTCGGGCTCTAGAGCCATTTTATCAGGATTTGCCAGAGAATCGTTGGAGTCTAGCAATAGAAACGCCTTTCTGTGTAGTATCTCCCTTTGTGGAATCAATTGAAAATCAATGGAGTAAACGAGACATATTATTTCCTTTTTCACTGTGGTCTACAAAGGCTAAATTTTCCGGAGGAGTGCGCTCGGGATATTCGCCGTTAATATGTGATAAGGACGAGATGTGCTCGTGGCCTTCGCATGTTTTGGAGCAGGGCTGGTGGGGAGGTGTGAATCATATCGTGGAATCTTGTATTGCTACGGGAGCCAAAATTGTCTTTGTTGGAGCGGGTGCGTTGAGTCTGCCTGTTTGCTTTGAACTAAAGAAAAGAGGTATCTCTGCTATACATACTGGTGGTGGAACGCAGATTATTTTTGGTATTAAAGGGCGACGGTGGCTTAATCACGGCGTTATTTCTCATTTTTTTAATGAGCACTGGATATCGCCACAAGCATCTGAAATTCCTTCTGCTGGAAATGCGATTGAAGGCGGTTGTTATTTTTGAACTATATTTGTATTAAGCCATGCTTCATACCAGTCTACTGCTTTTTTGAAATTCATAGAGGGTTGAAAAACAATTGGACGGCGTTCCCGCATGAATACAAAAACGGGTTGTTGAGGTTGCTTCCAAAGCGTCATCAAGAACATAAGACATGCTGCGGCTGACCTCTGCATACCCGCAGCACAATGAATAAGAATATTCTTATTTTCATGATATTCTTTAAGAAGTTTATAGACTATTTCAGGACTCCAGTCCAGCATATTCTGAATTTCCTCCTCTTCTAAGTTATCATGAACAGGGACGCGATAATAAGTCATCTGTCCGGGAAGTTGAATAAAGGGAATATCCTTTGTACAATTAAAAATAACAGTTATATTATTTTCAATTAGAAATTTTTCATCTAGGGCCGCACGAATGCCGCCTAACCAAAGACGACCGGGAATCATTTCAGTTGCGGCTGAACTGTCGGGTCCAATAAGTGGCATCTAATCAACACTTTCAAATGATTCTGCGCTTGGCGACGCAGGAGCAGTGGAGGGTTGTGCCAGTGATGTATAAAGGGTAATGATCTCAGACCCTAGTAACGGTGGAAGAACAGGAGGAACTGGATTCACATCATGTATGAAATCAAATGCGAATGAATCATCCACATATAAGATGGGCGTCAACGCAATACTCTGATTGGAGATTACTCGTATAGCCTCAGTAATAGCACGATCTTCCACTTTCTTTGATTCAATATAAACACGAATATGATGATATGTATTTACCCAAAGGAATTTAACAATTTTCTTTACCTGTGCTTCATCCTTCCAATCTGAGCGATTGAAGTAGTTGAATCGGGAATACTGGACCAAATCGGGAAGAATCGCCTCCCACTTTTTAAGGAGTTCCTTTCCCTTCTTATTAGTTTCAGTATCTACCTCATCAAGTGACCTAATCCAGATAGGAACTTCCTTTTCAATCCTATCCCGAGAGAAACTGGGAAGTGGAGCGAATTTTTCAATCATATCCATCCAAGTTTCAATAGCATCCTCATCATCCATTTCCTTAAACAATTCTTTACACACATGATAAGTCATCTCAGGCCGATTTTTGATACATAGAGTGTCTAGATTAAACTTGGCAGCATGATATTTAGTTAGGATAGAAGGAACTGGCTTCTTATTCTTCCCGCACCAAGAATAAATCTCATACTGTAGATGGATTAACTGGCCGATTGTAAAAGGCGCATTTGTGGTTGGATTCTTAGGTGTTAGTGGGTCAGGAAATCCATAGTCTGAATGATGGAGATACATCTTCATGCTCTTAAGAAGAGTATCACCGTGAATCCTATAGACACAACGATTTGTAATATCTGTCCACTCAATACAGTTATTGGGTGTTGGATCTTCCAGTGTTTCATAATTGGGAATCGGCAGAATCTTCTTTTGGCACTTCTTGCTAAGCCAAGCATTTACTAGACGCTGCATCTGGTAGCGAATATGCGTGAATGATTCCCATAGAGAACGATACGCATTCGCCTTCTTATGAATATAAGTCGTTTTTAGGTATTCTGATACTTCAGAGGGTACCTTAAATTCAGTTTTAGGCAACTTGTTAAATGGATTAATTAGATCTGATAAATGATCTCTCAGTTTATGAAATGGAAGAGTAACCAAGAGGTTGCCCGAAGTAATATCCATATTATCCATCAATTTGCGGAAAATACGAGTACATCCAGGCGCACAGCGTGTATTATAGAATTCATCTAGGGACTTTGGATTAAATTTACTCTTACAATTAGTTTTATTGCTTTTGTTTTCTACTAGGAGCCACTGCCTCATATTAGTGTTACTAATTCTACTTTGTGGTTGACTAAAAGGCATTCCCGGATTAAATCGGGGAAGATGTGCCTCTATCTGTTCGCGAATTGCGTTTTGCTCGCGGATTTCATCTGTTTCCTCCCTAACTGGAAATTCAATATTTGATAAACGCTGGAATGCCGAGCTGGGAGTTTCACCCACGTGACTAAAATCCAGTATTCTTGCAACAGGCTGATGATTTTCAGACATTCCCTTACTAATTACTTATTATTCTGCTGTTTTTCCACCTATTATTCTATAAGGCGGGCTGCCTTCAATTTTTTGTATTTATATAGAGCCTTTGGCTTTACAATAATTCTATAGATAATCTCGGTTTCTTTATCTTCCCAAAGATAGCCATCTGCTGGCATACAGTCTTTTGTAAAGAATTTTTTCTGTATAGAATTATATAGAAAATATTGCTTTTGTATTTCATGATAGACCCATTCAAGTTCAGGAAGACCGGAAAGGTCTGCCTTTTTAAGAATATGATTCTTGCTAGAAACAGTAGAATTATACGAATTATGAAGTTCACAGCCCGAGCATTGAATCATCTGACGAGCAGGACATTGCTTATAAAGCATGGTCTCCAGATTAAGAATCCAGAATTCACACTGTGTTGACCCGTCACTTAAATCGCCGGTCATTTCAAGCTGGCACTCTTCGCCAACACCTAATACTTTATTCTTTGCCTCCCGAAATGGAATATTTAGTTCACGACACACTGACTCTAAGAAAAGGACATCATGCTTGAAAATTACAGATGAAAGATCTTCTAGAAATCCACGAGGAATACGAACCATAGTTTTTGCTGATTTTGTAACCTTACGCGGTTAAGTCAAATTTTTCAATTGCGTGATTCTAGCAGGGATGTCGGCTTACTGGGGCCCAAGATTATGGTATTTACTTCATACATTTTCAGTCAAGATAGACTTAACTGTAGATAATCGGGCATTATGGGGAAATTTTTTGAAAGTATCTCTTGCTGTAATGAATTGTCCAAAATGTCAGAGTCATTTTTCAGGGGAGTTGCGTGGTTTGAATTTACGAGTGATTACAAAAGCCGAACTTGAAGAATGGTTTTATGCCCTACATAATGAAATTAATCAGACTAATATAAAACCGCTTTTTACTGCGGATGAATGGGCCGCTGAGAAGGCTAAACCTGTGGATAAAGAGCGTCTAGCAGTAGTTATCAATGAATTAACAGCACATTTTCTACAAAATGAGCGGACAACACATCTAAATGCGGGTTCAAGTCGTATTTGGCGTAGTCTAGTAAACCGATTTTTAGTACAACTCTAACCAGTACATACAACCGCAATTTCCGGATCATCGGCGGCAGGAGCCATGTTTCGCGTGATTCCGAGAACATCGGAATTGAGTTGCGTATTACAAATATCCAGAGTATGCCAGTAAGCAACAGCAAGCCCCCATCCTAGCAGCGAACTTAATAAAATACTAAATCCCGTATCACATCCTGTTTGATAGCGGATACCCATGAATGTAACTAACAGTACAGATGATGCTAGAATACTAATTTGAGTCCTAGACATGCGACGCATATAGGCTTCAAATAACTTGTTATTTCCTTTCATTTTCATTAAACGGTAGGAGTTGTATATAACAAAAGACAAAATAAAAGCCGTTTGGGTCATCCATTCACTCGGGAATGTAAAAGGCCGGGCTGTTCCACTAAAAGGATAACAAGTAGATGGCCCTTCAGGTATTGGGGAACTTAACCATGCCACAACATCATCGCCTAGCATAGGAGCAAATTTTCCAAATATTGTTTGTATAATTATAACAATAAAGTAGACCATGATTACACCAACACTTACTAGAGACCATGTTGGCTGGAAGAATAGAATACCTAGAATGAGAAAACTAATAGACATTAAAAAGGGAAAATTCTGAATACTATTCAATGAAAAATCCCGGATGTTTTGAAATATAAATGTTGTCATTCTACCCTATTCTAAGGTCTATTTAATTCTTAGGGTTCTAATCAGAAGGATTAGCACAGACATAAATAGGTTTTTCATCAGGGATGCGCTTTTCTAAGAGGGGTAAATGGAGAGCATTTACAATTCTCCTGCCGAAAGTTGTAACGGTAACAAAGACAAAGATTAATCCAACAATTAATCCAAAGATTAAACTAATGATGGCCGCCCACCATGGTTCACAATTTGTGGCAACTCGGATACATCCTAATCCAGCAACCATTATAAATGTCATAATTGTAAATATACGGAGCCAATAAGCCGTTGTGGGACGCATAGAAAGCTCATCTTTGAATATCATTCCCTGCGTGGCTACAAAACTTAAGATATATCCCATAACAGACATATAATAAGAGGGAACAATACCCTCAATCAAATTACTACTTTGGGAAAGAACTGACATCATTCGTGACCATGATGCTCCAGGAAAATGACCACTACAATTGTCAAATGTTCCTCCTAATGCGCCTCCTGCTCTTGCCAGTGACGGTGATTGGGTACGCAGTAAATTGCTCAGAAATCCTTGTGCTAGACCAGTTGAAATAATTCCAGCAGCAAATGATGCCAAGGCTGGTTGCCATCCAAGAATAAAGGTTAAGAAAAGCGAACCACTTAATAAAATATCCGGAAGAGTACGAAACGCATATCTTGCTTGACCTTTCACTTCTTCAGATATAAATTTTGCCTGATCTGCCATTGAATCTAGAATACCTGCTCGGCTTTGTCCTACAAATACTCCAGCTGCAAATGCTTGAGCCATCCCTATAGTATATATCTAATTAAAGATGTATTGCGTAAATATATAGGTTAGGCGAATAGATAATGGGAATACCTTCATTTTATAGACACCTTTTACGACGCAATGCGAAGGCATATGCTGCGGGTTCTTACAAGTCACTTGGATTACCCGGAGTTTCGCATTTTATGCTGGATTTTAACTGTATTATTTATGCGGCTATGAAAACACTTAAGTCTGTGACTTCTGAAGCCTATGAAGTGGGATTACGACGGGAAGTAGGTGTATGGTTAGAGCGTCTTGTAAGTCTTATTGGACCTACACACGAAGTGTTTATCGCAGTGGATGGACCGGTGCCTCTAGCAAAGATTCATCAACAGAGGCTCCGGCGTTTTAAGTCAGTTTGGTTACGAAAGCGGGATGAAGGCTTGCGGGCTGAACTTGGTCTTCCAGCTGCGGCTGAAGGATGGGATAGAAATGCAATCACACCAGGCACAGCATTTATGAATGAAATGAATCATTTTTTGGCTGGATGGACTCTAAAGTGGAATAAAATGGGCGGATGCCAGTGTGCGTTAAGCGGCTCGGACGAAGCTGGTGAAGGAGAACATAAGATAATGCGACGACTTTCAACAATGATTGGCAAAAACGTAGTTGTGTATGGATTAGATGCTGATTTAATTTTGCTAGGAATGCTTCACGCAGATTTGACTAGCAATCGGATTTTGTTGTGCCGAGAAAATGGTGAAGGGACTGTAACGGATGTGGCTGAATTAACGATACAGTTTTTTGACCCAACGGCTGTCTTAGAAACACTTTGGCTTGCGCATTGCCGCGATGGAACTTCTCGGTCTGTGTGGCTGCGGGACTATGTTGCTATAATGTCTGTGCTTGGAAATGATTTTATGCCTCATTCATTGGGATGGACCATTCGGGATGATGCTATTAGTTTTATTCTTGAAGGCCTAGAGACTATTTGTCTACAAGAAAAAATGCGTTTAACTGTGGAAGGGAAAATTAATATTCATGTTTTGAGGAAATTCTTTTTATGGTGCTCGGATGAGGAATCTACAAGAGTGGGAAAATGGCTCAAACAGAAACAAAATTTTTATCCACCGGCTTTAAAACAGATTGAACCTTTTGCTCGTGCTGTAGAGGAGGCCGAATCAGAGCCAATGCTTCGTCAGACGGAAATGTTTCTGATGGAAGGAAGCGTTCTTTCGCCTAATTGGCGGACACTGCTAGAAACTTATCATTTTTCCTCTTCGGCTCAAGCAGATGCGGCGGCGACTGAGTTTATCCGTGGGTTTTCTTGGGTTTACGCGTATTATTTAGATTCATCGTCGGTGGATGTAAACTGGTATTATTCATGGTCTTCCGCACCCACCTTCGCAACCCTTGCTCGTGTTCTTAAAAAGATGGATAGTTTACCATTGCCTTTGGGTTCTGTTAAGCCTGTTTCTGCGATGACACAATTAGTCATGGTTTTACCGCCGCAGAGTCATGGTCTACTACCAGTTCCTGTTGCTTGGAGCCTAAGTAAATATTTTGAGTATCTGCCAGAAAGTTTTAATTTAGAGTATTTTGGACATCGCTTTTTGTGGGAATGCGAACCGATTATTCCTTTTATGCCTAGGGCTCTAGCAGAGAAGATTGCTGGGTGCTAGTATCCCGGTCAAAATCTCGGTCAAAAGCCTTCAGTTTTGAAAAATTTGTCTTATTTTTTAATTCTAGTTGTCTAACAAATGATATCCGCAGGATATCCTATTTGAATGTCTGCTAAAATCCAAAAAATTGACTACTTAAGTTGCCCCAGAGTGTAGCCACGGAGAAATGTCACACAACCTAAAGAACGCAGCAGAAATGAATACAATGAGTCAATCAGCAATCAGGGAAACGAAGGAGGGTGTAATTGCAGCGGACGACCAGTCCGAGTCGCTGCCAGTTTATAAGAGTTTTGACGATATGAATCTGCCAATGAATCTACTGCGTGGAATCTATTCTTTCGGTTTTACGCAGCCGAGTAAGATTCAGACGCGCGCAGTAGTTCCCTTTGCGCAGCGTCGCGATATTCTGGCGCAGGCGCAATCAGGTACTGGTAAAACGGGCACATTTGTTATCGGTTCACTGGCGCGTGTGAATCCGGAACTACTTGCGCCGCAGGTTCTGATTATTTCACCTACGCGTGAACTATCAAAGCAGATTGCGGATGTTTATTCCGGTATCGGCTCATTTATGGGCATCAAGGTGCTTCTAGCAGTAGGTGGTTCTGCTCGTAATGAGAATACCTCCGACCTGCGCCGTGGAGTCCATGTAGTGGTCGGAACACCCGGTCGCATTTATGACCTTGCTATCAAGCAGAATCTAAGCTTTAAGAATCTGACTTCATTCATTCTGGATGAGGCGGATGAGATGCTACAGGAGCGCTTTGCCGAGCAGATTCGGGAGATTATTAAGATTGGCCTCCCCAAGACATGCGCGGTGGGTCTTTTCTCGGCGACTATGCCACCCGAGGTTCTAGAGATTGCGGGCATGCTTCTTCAGGACCCGGTGCGCATTGTGCTGGAGCCTGAGAATGTAACACTGGAGGGTATCCAGCAGTATTATGTTCCGCTGGAGAAGGATGAGTGGAAGCTGGAAGTGCTCTGTGATATTTACGAGGGACTCAGCATTAAGCAGTCCCTGATTTACTGTAATACGCGCGACCGGGCTGAAATGCTCTACGCCAATATGATTAAGCGCGACTTTACGGTTTCACTCATTCATGGTGATATGGATCCGGCGACCCGCGCGGAGAGGATGCGTGAATTCCGTGTGGGTTCAACGCGTGTCATGATTTCAACGGACCTGCTTTCTCGTGGTATTGATGTCCAGCAGGTGTCATCTGTCATCAACTATGATATTCCTTCGCTTAACTCAAAGGAGACCTACGTTCACCGCATTGGTCGTTCGGGCCGTTTTGGCCGTAAGGGAACGGCGATTTCTCTAGTAACACCCGCTGAGCACCGCAACCTCAAGCAGATTTCTGAGATTTACAAGTTCTCAATTGAGGAGCTGCCTTCAGATTTGAGCAAGGTTCTCTGTTAGTGTATACCATCTTGAAAAATTTGACCTCAATAAAACATTTTTGCTGCTGGTAGTAGCAAGAATGTCTTTGTCAGTTTCGTATGTGCGCGCAGAATGGTGTAAGGTTTGTAAGGTCTTGTTGCCTGAGGTTGAGATAATGTGTAAGAAATTCGGTGTTCCTCTTACGGTCTTGGATCTTGAAGATATGTCCGATGATGAGCAGGCAGAGATTACTTCACTTCCTTGTGTAACTGTGCTAGAAAATGGAAAGCCAAAAGAGGTGATTAAGGAAAAGAAGAAGGAGCGACTGGAGGAACTTCTTTCGGCTTCTGTTAGTCTTGATGAGGACTTTTAAATTGTGGCGGGTTTAAACCTTAAAGGAATGTATTAACTAAAATGAGCATTGATGTGCTTTGGGATTTATCATTGACAGAACATAAAAAGATTATACAAAAAATGCAGGGAGCGCCGACAAGAGAAGAGAAAGAAAAAATCTGGAATGACCGATGCCATATTCTCCGTTATATTCTGGAACCATATATCTATAATTATTTGTTACTAACGTATGGACCAGCCCTTGACCGATTCTGGCAGAGTTATATTCCTCCCAAGAAGGCCGATAATGCGTTCGTAATAGTGGAAAGGCGACCGCATCCCAACTTTTGGTATATTTTACGAAATATAGCGTGGGCGGGCCCGCAGATGTCTGTTTATATTTTTTGCTCCGATGAAAATGAGGACTTTATTCGTACTCTACTGGGTGATAAAGCAGAACATTTTAATATTATTCAGCACTTTAAGGGTAATCCTGTTCGGGAACGCGGAGTTCAAGAATATAGTAATTTTTATACTGATTATCGGAGCTATGAAATGATAGATGCTAAATATATTATGACTGTCCAAATGGATATCTTTATTCGGCGTAAGTTGGATATGGGCATGTTTATGTCAGATTATTATGGAAATCCGTGGGCTTGGAATCAAGAAGATCCCGGTGGTGGCGGAGCAACTGTTCGTCGTGTAGCAAAAATGATTGAAATTTGTCGGCGGTATAGACCCGACCCGTCAATTGATTGTCCTGTTCCCGAAGATGGATGGATTAATGAAAAAATTAAGGAATGTGGAGTATGGCCCGATAAAGTGATTCGCGGAACAATCTTCATGGAAACACTTCTTATTAATAATCCATATGTCGTTCATCAAACTTGGTCATTTACTGATGTAGTTCTGCAGGAAGGACCGGATGTATTTTTAGGTTTATGGCGTAATCTATTAACTTTCACTGTGGATTAAGACTGAGGACTAGTTAGAGCGTGCTCAAATCTACTGAGGACTAGTTAGAGCTAGCCAAGACACGGGGAACTTCTCCGCTAGCAGAACAGATACTTGATGAGCATAATCACGAATCTCCTTCTGCGCATCTGGAGCATCACGCAGACCACAGAGACGAGCATATCCATATAGAGAACCAGTCTCAATAAACTCCGTGTACATTGACTGCGGCAATACAAAGCGGGCCTGCTCGGGACACACGCCCTGCTGGAGCAGTTCCTTATACAAGTCTAGAGCCTGTGTATGCCACTGATGAACCTTATCTACTACTACATTGTGTGCTTCTACAGCAGTATCCATTGACCCCTGCTTGACAGAGGGATTGCGCTGACGCCACATCGTGGGTTCAAAGAACTCAGGATCTGTGTCTACATATCGCCGACTAATCTCATTACGGGAGAAGCCAACAGTGTGCCGAAACCATTCACGAGCAATCGGAATCGGCATCTTCAAGCGGAGACGGATTTGCGGATGGAAGAACGGACTTACATGCTTGTGTGTTGCCAAATACTTAATTAGCTTTGCGTCACCGGGTGTCATTACGGTGGATTCCTTGCCCATGGATACGCGTGCCGCATTAACAACCGTTAGGTCTGAACCAAATACTTCTAGGAGTTCTACTTCGGGCATTCCGTATGCTTAGTTTCTAGCACAGAACTTGCTTCAAATTTTGTAAGAATCTAAGACAGATTTTAAGGAAAAATACGAGGACCCGACGCCTTAAGAAGCATCGCCTTGGTTAATTTTGTTGGAGGCTTATTATATTTTAACTTCCGAGTCTGCTTAATTGGATGCGGAGATTTATATGATTTTTCGGCTTTAAAAGTCTTGGCGTAGATGTCTTGAAGTTCCTTTGTTGGAAGTTTACCGAAAATCCAGGCATTCTTGCAGACCTGTTCCTTATAACCTGCTTTTAGACACTTCCTCGTAAATTGTCTAATAGAAGATTTCTTCATTCTTACTTTATACTTTAGGAATT